CCCTGCCGATCCACCCGGTGACCCCAAGCCTGCTGACCCTCCCGCAGACCCCGCGCCCGCCCCTGATCCGAAACCTGCTGAGCCCAAGCCAGCCCCAGCCGAGCCGCCTGTTGCGGAAGAGACATGGCAGCAGAAGTACAAGACCCTCAAGGGTATGTACGACGCCGAAGTGCCTCGCTTGCATGCTGAGATGCGTGATCTCAAAGCCCAGATGGAGTCCCTCCGAAAGGCCGCAGAGACCAAGCCCGCTGAGCCTGTTGAGCCCGCAAAGCCGACCAAGCTGGTTACCGATGAAGATGTTGCAGCATTCGGTCAGGACCTGATTGAGGTCCAGCGCAAAGTTGCACGCGAAGTCGCGATGGAGTTCAAGAAGGACATCGACGACCTCCGTTCTGAGAACGTGAAGCTGCGAGAGCAGTTGAGCGCCACTGGAACCCAGGTTAGCGAGTCCACGTTCGAGCAGCGTCTGCACCGTATGGTGCCGAACTTTGAAGCAGTCAACTCCGATCCTCGCTGGATTGGTTGGCTCAATGAGTTTGACCCGATTCTGCGCGGACCTCGAAAGCTCGTCGCACAAGATGCGTTCAACCGAGGCGATGTTGAAGCAGTGGCACACTACGTGAGGTTGTTCGAGGCGGCTACGGCCCCCGCACCCAGCGCAGAGCCTACTGACAAGAGGGCCGAAGAACTGGAGCGTCAGATTCAACCGTCGCGGAGCGTTGCGTCTGCGCCTTCCCCTTCTCAGAAGGGCAAGACCTATACCGACTCGGACATCCAGAAGATGTTCAAGAAGGCTGTGGACCTTGGGGCTAAAGGGCGTGTCGATGATGCGGCGAAACTTGAAGCTGAAATTGACGCTGCGTATAGAGAAGGGCGCGTAACCGCGTGACCTCTATGAGCAGCCTCAGTACCCAACCTGTTTTTCTTTTATAGGAGGCCAAAATGGCTGCTGTTTATCCTGTCCAAGCTCCGTTCAATACGAATCCTTCGTATTCCGGTTCGTTCATTCCGACCCTGTGGTCGGGCAAGTTGCTGGCTAAGTTCTACCAGAACACCATGCTGTCCGAAGTCGCTAACACCGACTACGAGGGCGAGTTGAAGAACCAGGGCGATACCGTCCGTATCCGCATGGCTCCTTCGATCTCCATCTCGGACTACACCGTTGGTCAGAACCTGTCGTACGAAGTCCCCACGCCTATCTTCCAAGATATGCAAGTGAACAAGGGCAAGTACTTCGGCGTGCAAGTCAACGACGTGTTGTCCTATCAGTCCGACATGAACCTCATGAACATGTTCACTGAGGATGCTGCCAAGCAGTTGAAGATCGCCATTGAGAACGAAGTGTTCTTCAACAACATCGTGACCGAAGGTCCAGCCGCCGCTAACGAGGGTGCTACCGCTGGTGCCATTTCCGCTGCCTACAACCTGGGCACGGACGTGACTCCCATTGATCAGGCTACCCCCGAGAACGTGCTGAAGTGCATCTTGCGCATGTCTACCGTCTTGGACGAGCAGAACGTGCCTGAAGATGGCCGTTGGCTGATCCTGAGCCCGTTTGACCGTCATCTGCTGATGCAGTCGAATTTGGCTCAAGCCTACTTCACTGGCGACCCTTCCAGCACCATTCGTACCGGCAAGATCGGCATGATCGACCGCTTCACGGTCTACGTGTCGAACCTGCTGCCGCGTGGCGCTGCTGGCAAAGCTCTGGTTGCTGGCCTGACTGATCCGTCTACCGGCGGCGCAGTTGCTAGCGCCAAGGCTCGTCGTACGATGGTTGCTGGCACCAAGGCTGCTATGTCCTTCGCCATGACCGTCAACAAGACCGAGCCCCTGCGCAACCAGACCGACTTCGGCGACATCGTCCGTGGTCTGGCTGTATACGGTCGCAAGACTGTCAAGCCGGAAGCTCTGGTTCTGGCGCAAGTCGGTTCCGCTAGCTGATGAACAGGGCCCCTATGGGGGTCCTTTCTTTACCCCTCATTTTTTGGAGATTTTCATGGCTAATTCGACACAATTTGGTCGCAGCACTGGCGGCTATCAGTCCTACACTGCGGGCACAACCCAGACTCAAGCTGGCGCTACGCAGATGGAAGGCGCTGTTAACTACATCACCGTTGGCACTGCTAGCGATGGCGTACGCCTGCCCGCCGATACACCTATCGGCGAAGTGGTTTATGTCATCAACAGTTCGGCCAACGCGCTGAACGTGTATCCGAACACTGGCGGCAAGATCAACAACGGTTCTGCTAACGCAGCCAAGGCTTTGGTCGCCAACATGTCTGGTGCTTACATCAGCTTGGGTAGTGAGAACTGGGGCGCTGTTCTGAGCGCTTGATCAGTGGCACAATAAAGGGGCTCTTCGGAGCCCCTTTTTTCTAGGAGACCTACATGACTGTTTTTGAACTGATCGACCGCCTCAATGGGCAGATTCTGGCGAACAAGGCCCGAGTCACTGTCAATGGCGTCAGCGTCATCGTTGGCCGCTATGAAGGCGACAAGATGGTCTTCACAGATGAGGGTCGTGCCCTGGCCGACGCCGAGTCCAACATCAAGGCCGCAGAGGCTGAAAAACCCGCTCGTAAAGCAAAGGTTGCTGTAGAATCGACCGTAGTTTTCACCGAGGGTGTGAACGTGCAGTAATAGCGAGGTAGACCATGGCCGTCGTCAAAGTCGTTGATCTGATTTCCCGTGCCGGGACAATCCTCCAAGACACTACGAATATTCGGTGGCCTGCCCCTGAACTACAGGGTTGGCTGAATGATTCGTATCGGGAGATAACGAATCTTCGCCCAGATTCAAACACACAGACCGGCGAGTTTGTGTGCGTCGCAGGCGCGAGACAAGTCGTAACGGCTACATTCGCCAGCGCCATCCGTCTCATTGATGTCGTGCGCAACGTGGCCGCTACATCTGCCAAAGGGGCGGTGCGGCTTGTCAATCGTCAGATGCTGGATGACCAGCGACGCAACTGGTATGCCGAGACTGGGACCGTTGACATCCAGCACTTCATGTTCGACGCCCGGTTGCCCAAAGAGTTTTTGGTGTACCCTCCAGCCACTGTCAATGCCCGGCTTGAGATCGTGTACTCGTCCGTGCCGCTGGCGCACACGCTCACAGAGGCACAACTCATCAACCCAGCGACCGCCGAGGTCATCCGTATCGACGACAGCTACGCCAACGCCATGCTCGACTACATGCTGTACCGTGCGTACAGCAAGGACGCAGAGTACGCGGCGAACGCCAACCGTGCTGTGGCGCACTTCCAAGCATTCCAGAACGCCCTTGGCGTGAAGAGCCAGACTGAGGCTGTTTCTCAACCCGGAGCAGCATGATGGCTAAGGTCTGGAACGACTTCCTACCCCTGCTGCTCCCGCACGTACCGTCGTGCCCCGACATCACGCTCAAGACGTACTTGGGCATCGTGTCGTCGGACTTCTTCGCCCGCACGTATCTGTGGCGAGACAACATCGACGCGATCTATCTGGCCCCCAACCAGATCGAATACGACCTCGATGCAGAGGCTGTCGTGGAGGATGTGATCTCGGTCGTGTACGACGAAACGGTTCTCGACCGCACTGACATCCGGTTCATCCCCGCAGAGCGGGCCACGGAGACCGGCGACCCCAAGTCTTTCTGGGTTCAGGCTGACCGAAGCATCAGGGTTTTCCCTGTACCCGAGGCCGCTGGAAAGATGACGGTCACGGCTGTGCTCAAGCCGTCTCGGACTGCTTCTGGCGTAGAAGACTGGATTTACGAGACGTTCGCCGACGTTCTTGTTAGTGGCACCGTTGCACAGGTTGCCATGATCCCAGGCAAGGATTGGACGAGCCCTGATCTGGCGCTGATGCACAAGGGTCTCTACGAACGAGCCATCACACAGGCACGCATACGTGACATGCGCGGCGTAGAGATGGGTGTGCGCATGCGCCCAGCAGCATAAGGAGCCAGCATGGCAGAGAAAATCAAACTGGTCCAGGGCGATACACGCCCAGCCATCGTTTGCACGATCACAGACGACACCACTGGCGCTCCCATAAACATCACCGGGTGCACCGTGCGCCTGAAGTTCCGCGCTGCCGGGGCTACCGTGCTCACGGCCACGATCACTGGCTCTGTCACAGACGGCCCCAACGGGCAGGTGGTGTTCTTCCCAGCCTCCGACCCTGCCATGCTTCAGGGCGCTCCTGGCGACTACGAGGGCGAGATCGAGATCACGTTCGTGGACACAACCGTCCAGACGGTCTATGACTTGCTGAAATTCAAGGTGCGAGAGGACTTCTAAGTGGCGCTAGAGGTCGTTGGTAACACGACGGCGGCCTCAACCTCCGTTACGAAGCCACGCGCAGGCGTGGTTGTTGTAGAGCCACGTTCCTCGGTCACGTACACGGACGCCGCAGCCTCGGCTGTAGCCAGCACCCCGCGACTGAACATCGTTGTCGTAGACCCACGCACGTCCATAGCGTACGCTGTGGCGGCTGCGGGCGTGTCGTACGTAGACTTGGCGCTTGGCGTCCGTATGGACACCACTGGGCAGTTCAAACTGATCCGCGACATGCAGGTTGTCGTGGACAGCATGCGGTTTGATTTCTCGAAGTCGCTCACGGACGCGGCGTCGGTCGTGGATCGACCGGCCATAGATTTCTCAAGGCCCGTATCTGATACGGTTTCTTTGGTCGAAACGTTTAGCAAGTTGCTCATCTACGTTCGCCGGTTTGATGATACCCAGAGTCTTACGGACTCGCAGGTTTTCTCTGTCGCCAAGGCTGCGTTTGACGCCGCTGTTGTGGTTGACATCAAGGCTTTCAGCTTCGACAAGCCGTTGGCTGACGGCACCAGCCCACTGGATGCAATCTCTCTGCTGACTGCCAAAGCTCTGGTTGACCAGTTATCGACCGCCGATGCGCTCAGGATTGACACCGCCAAGCTCCTCGCCGACGCTTTTGCCCTGGCCGATGTGTCTGCCTACGCTCTGAGCAAGCTGCTGTCCGACACCACGCAACCCCAGGACATCTTGGCCTACGGCTTGGTCAAGCTACTGGCGGACGGCGTCGCCATGAACGACTCCTTCGACGCTGGAGACGGTGCAGTCTTCAGCTTTGCGAAAGGCGTTTCTAATGTCACAATTACGTCTGATGTCGCGATTCGGGCCGTGGCGAAGGCCACCAATGATCTCGTGTCAGTTTCTGACTCTGGCTTGGTACTGATCCAAGATTACGTCGAGCCTGGGTACTTTCTGGAAGACTATGTCGGCGCATCCCGCGCTTTTTAAGGAGTCATCATGATCACCGACCATCTCAAGATCACGGGCGCTGTGCAGATTTGTCTTTTCAACAAGGACGGCTCGCTCAAGGACACTCGCGAAATCAAGAACCTCGTCGTCACGAGCGGCAAGGAGTTCATCGCCGCCCGTATGGTCGGCACCCCCACCGAGATGAGCCACATGGCTATCGGCGCTGGTGCTACCGCAGCCGCAGCAGGGCAAACCGCGCTGGTCAGCGAGCTTGGCCGAGTGGCGCTTTCCACCGAGACTTCGTCGGGCGCTGTTGTCACGTACGTCGCCAACTTCCCGGCAGGCACTGGTACTGGCGCTGTTGTCGAAGCTGGTATCTTTAATGCCTCTTCGAGCGGTACAATGCTTTGCCGCACGGTTTTCTCGGTTGTCAACAAGGGCGTGGACGACGCGATGTCGATTACCTGGACGATCACCGTAAGCTGATTTCCCAAAGGTGACCTAGATGGCAGATTTGACCCTACGCCTCGTAAAAGGCTCTCCGCTCACCAACGCTGAGGTAGACGCCAATTTTACGAATCTGAACGAGGGTCAGACCATCGCAGGCGAGCCGATGGGCCATGAGGATAGGACACAGTCCACCCTCAGCTTTAACGCAGGTTCTCGCACCGTTACGATCGCGCCTACGGGCGCGTCGTTTACTGTCTGGTGTAAGGGCGAGAAGTACGTCTTCACCACTGCGCAGTCGGTGGTGTTGCCCAACACCACGGGCATCCACTACGTCTACTTCAGCAGCACTGGCGTGCTGTCTGCGAAGCTGAACTACTTTGACTTCCACGAGGATGCGCCTACGGCGTACGTGTACTGGAACTCTGCCACTGGGGCTGCTCCGTTCTTTGCTGATGAGCGGCACGGCATCACGCTCGACTGGCAGACGCACGAGTACCTGCACCGCACACGCGGCGCGGCGCTGGCGAATGGCTTCAGCATCTCCAACTACACGATCACGGGCACTGGCAGTGCAGATGCTGACGCACAACTCGATTTGTCTGGTGGCACGTTCTTTGACGAGGACCTGAAGGTCCAGATCATAAGCACCAACACACCGGCTGCGAACGCTTGGGAACAAGACCTGTCTGGCCCCGCTCGCATCCCAGTGATGTACAGGAGCGGCGCTGGCTGGGTGCTTGACTCACCCACCAACTTCATCCTCAAGGCAGGCACTGCCACTCCTCGCTATAACACCGAGGCTGCTGGTGTCTGGAGTCTCACCGACGTTCCGAACAACCAGTATTCCACTGTCTGGGTCATAGCCACCAACAACCTGAATTACCCCGTGGTCGCAATCATGGGGCAGGCGGCTGACAGCAACTCTGGACAAGTAGAGAACATAGATTGGAGCAGCCTCAACCTAGATGGATTCCCGTCCGTTGAGTTCCGCCCGCTGTACAAGATCGTTTTCCAGGCAAGCTCCAGCTATGCCAACACGATCAAGGCACGGTTCACCAAGGTATTCGACATCCGTAGCCTCGTGTCGGCTGGCGTGTCTGCGGCCATCGGTAGCTCGCATGGTGGCCTATCTGGTCTGGGCAATGACGACCATGTGCAGTACCTGCACGTCTCTGAGGTACGCTCTCCGTCACAGGCGGTGAAGAACAGCTTCCTGCCTGCGCAGGCGGGTAACAATGGCAAGTTCCTGACCACCGATGGTTCTACGCCGTCGTGGGCCACGATGACTGCGCCGAACAACGGCACGCTCACGCTCAACACGTCTGGCACTGGTCTATCTGGCACTGCGTCGTTCAGCGCCGATCAGGC